GCCTTGGAAACAGAACCCCATTTCAGAGTTTCCTCTGAAACCCACCTAAACCTAAGCGTAAGTTTAGGTCTGCACGCTTCACCGTTTTCCCAGTGAGTACTGGGTGACGGTTTCTCAGTAAAGTACTGATGAAGCGCAAAGTCACCTTCATGCTTCGTCTTGCGTACCTTTGATGTTATCGTGGGTACCAAGAATTCGAGCTGTTGGAGTACTGGGTTCCACCTTGATTTATTCTTGGTGGGCCTAGCATAGCCAATGGCATCGATGAAGCCGAAGGCTCCGCTACCGTCCCTCACGAAAGGAATCTTCTCACGAAGGTCCTCCGGAAGTGTCTCGCGAATTAGGCGGGCTGTCTCCCAATAACCTTTTCTATAAAAGTTGTTGGAACACTCCACCAAAGACGCAACGGAAGCGGGGCGGGCCTGGTCGTATGGTTTGAGTACGTAAGCGGGTGTGATATCCACGCCCTTGTACCCGTCAACTCCGCATGACTCTCGGAAATAACCTTTCCCGAAAGATTTGGAGTCGTTGACTTTAAACCCGAGTAGCGTTAGCGACTCGACGACCTCGTCCATGTTGCATTTGGGAACTATTATATCGTCCCCAAATACGCGGACTAGCTTCGCATGCTCCTGTATCATAGCACACGTCACGAACTCTTCGCCAAGATTTTCATAAATCATGGTTCCGATCGCGATGCACGTGTATATGATGGTTTGCACTGGAAACGTAAGCGCCGATCCTTGGGTCGCGAACTTCCTGAGACGTAGAGTCCCAGTAAGTTCGATGGGCACTGGAAGTTGTTTAGACTTCTCAATGCTCACGCAATCAGTGCGAACGGCGTTGAAGGCGCAAAGAAGATCCATATTGGATCTAAACGCCCTCTCAACCAACCACAAAGAGAGCCGGTCAGAGGCATCCGACAAATCAATTGTCGCATACTCTTGGTCCAAAGATGACTTGAGCGCAAGGTCACCCGAGAGGGACTGATCCTTAAAATCAATCGCATCTGCGAGTCCTGCTTTCCCCACTCCGCGCTCAATGAAGGCGCGTAGTGCCTGTTGCATCCACATATTCGACACGGGTTCTGCGGCGATCAGCCGAGGACCCTTCATCGTTTTAGGGACCGCAATAAGCTTACTGTCGACGGTTGTCCTCAGAAATCGAGGTTCGTCGCGTGGTACGGGCTGTAACCAATAATTGGCGTTCGGATATCCGAATACGTCAGATGGGAAACAGTGCTCAAGTTTTGCAGGCCAGTGTGAAAACTGGTATTTCGAGGCATTCGTGCCTCGATCTGCAATAGCGCCAGGTCCGTGTTGAGGCTCGAGCTCCCCATAAAAGGGAGACCCGAGGCTTGAGGCCACACAGTCGAATACTCGCTGTATGACACCAAGGCGGGAGCGAATTCCCGAACTATCCCGATCAGGGAAGTTTCGCAGAATGTCTTCTTCAGTGACACCAGCCCAATCAACGTTTCCGTCGATTGAAGTCCGGTGGTCAGCAGAGAAAACAGTACCACCCCAGTCGCAATGACTAAGGCGGATACTCGCTTCCACATCGACAAATGACTGAACCGTGTTAACCACGATTTGATCATCGCATGCTATTCCTTCTATTTTCTTAGCAGCAAGAAGAAGCTGCTGAAGGTAGCGGATGGCACACACGTCGGGTTCCTCAACTAGGAGTCCGCCGTTTGTAAAGATTCTGCTCCAGAGACCCGAAAATAATACCGGGAAACTCTGACCGTGTCGAGGAGTCGAATAAGGCCCCTCGATTGACGGAAGGCAGCCTGAGTCTAAGCCCCTAGTTAGGGCCTTCGACCAGGTGGGCAGGATGAGAGTGAATAACTCTATCCGGTCCAAGTCTAAGACTGAAAGGAGGCGAGACAAGTCCCGCTCCAATCCGACGTACTCATCAGGACGGTCAATACAGATATCTAGGAAGATTCCTGTATAAGTGGCCCTGAGAAGCATTACGTGACTTTTCATACGTGTATTCCTTTGTTTTCAAAACTTAGGCGTATTCACGTCATGGAAGGCTTTACCTAGTCATTCCGTTCCTACGGTCTGACTATCCTTGTATCAATCCAGTGCTAGAATAGGTTTTGAACCTAGACTGAATGCTGGAGCCGGAAAGGAAGCTTACGATTCCCAAGCGATGAGCTTGGTAACGTTCGCATCCGTCAGCCATGCCAACTGCGCTTTCGCAGTAAGCAGGGTTGCAGCCGGATCAGAACCCTTCTTAGCCCGAATCACGACGGAGATCACATTAATGACCTCCGGCACGGTAAGGGTTGCGAAGGTAGTCACGCGAAACTCGATCGAATGCCTTTCGAAGGGCATGAAACCGGGCTTGGCGGACTCTGTTGAGTGCTTGACCGTGAGACGATATTCGTCCGTGGCCGTGCGCAACAGATACTCCGAAGAGTAGTTGTCCTGATTGATCTTGGAAAGTACCCGCGCAATTGCGTTATGGGTAAGGGAAATGGTATCGCCGAGCATGAAGCTTCTCTCTGGTTCTAGTTACGCCAAGACGAACGTCTGGCAATAGCTAGATTAACCAGGTTCGACACTTGTTTCTCGCTAATTAGTGGCGAGAACGAGGGTATGAGACTTGCACTCACGGGTATTCTACTTTTCCGTGTAGTGTACAAGGTACCGTCCCACCCGCTACCGGGATAGCTACGATAAGTAGCCTGGTATTGGGCCCTTTTCTCCGTGTGGGTCATCATTGACATAGAGTAGCACTCATAACGCAAGGCATTGCCAGCGTTTTCGAGTACGTCTCCAATGTCGCTGAAGTAATCCGCGACGAAAGACCAGGGGATGGCGTCCCAAATTGCTTTGGGCGCTCTGTCAAAGTTTAGGCCAAGTAAAGACCTAGCTATGTCAGCATCTGTAGACGGCGCAGAGGCAGGGAATTTCGGCTTCCATCTGGAAGTCGCCCACCTCTCCGTTCGGCCGGACAACGTTTCTGTTGCTCGGATTGTGACGTTACCGCGACCAAAGACCGATTTGTTTCGGTCGATCGCGATATCGCGTACGAACGTACCTATTTTGATACTCTTCCGGAGGCCGCCTTTGCGATTCATCCTCTCAATCTCACGCTTCCTTCTCTCGAAGGCCGCGCCAAACCTGAGTAATGAATCAAGATCGGCCAGCATGGGAGCCCATCCCATATGCGCGCTGAGTTGTAACTCAGCATGCTTACGGGCGGTTTGGCCAAGAAGGCCTTGCCCACCACGCTCCACTAGCTCGACGGCACGACGTAGGGATTTCCCCATTTCGGCGCCTTCTAGCAACATGCCCGGTAAGTCCTTAAGCTCGAATAAGAAGTTCGGCAAACTAACGTGTGGTTTGCTCGGGCTCATTCGCGCTTGTAAAGTCGCCCCTGAGGGCGACGGGACAGAGTAATGAGACGTAGAAGCTTGCCCATTGGCGCCATTATTGACGTTACTGAGCTCGATTCGAGTCCCATCCACAGTATCCTTACCGTTAAGGGCGGACACCTGGTTGTCGATGCGAATGATTTCAAGGGGGTTGTTACCACCCTTGTTATCTGCAACATCTTCACACTCCGACTGGTACACGTTGTACGTAGTCGTCGTATTCCCGGTGACCACCCCATCGGAGATCCGCGTAACTTTCCAATTACTGGTCAGCGTGCGGGTCTCCTCTCGGGTACGGATAGTCATGGTCAACTAAGTCTCAATGATGAGGTCCTTGATTGGAAGCGAGCGCTTAGTCTCGCATGAGGCGACCCTTTCTGGGTCG